CCATTCCAATGATAGTGAGTGAAACCGGAGAATGTTTAATTGATGAAGTAAATTCTAATCCAACAAAACAATATTTTTTAGATTTAACACAGGCCATTGGCAAAGTTCAAATAAATTTACATAGTATGCCAAATGTAATGTTTGCTAGTGCGAGTGGTCATAAATTTGGAGGAATACTTGGTTGTGGTATTCTTTATATAAATAAAAATTTTGATAAAAAAGATAAAATAAGACCTTTAATTTATGGTACGCAAGAAAACAATTTAAGAGGTGGGACTTATAACGTTCCAGCCATTATATGTTTTGGAGAAGCTATTGAGGAAGCGACCAAAAATATAAATAAAAATCAGGAACAAATAAATAAAATAATAGATTACATTTATAGTTATTTAGAGAATAATTATAAATCATATTATAAAAATAATGATGATGGAACGTCGTTTGTGAAAGTTGTATTTAATGAATTAAAATTTAGAAAACATTATAATACAATTAATATTACATTTAATAATTTGTTAGCAACAACGGCTGTACAAATTTTTAATAAATATGGTATTTATATTTCAGCAGGTAGTGCTTGTAGTTCTGGTGAAGAAAAACCATCTGATGCTTATTTGGCTAGTGGATATACTTACGATGAAGCAATGAGAACCATTCGAATATCTATTGGAATCAATAATACAATAAGAGAAGCAGAGAAATTTGTTAAAATTTTACAAAAAATTATTGACAATTATGATATTTCGTGCTAATCTTATTATAGTAGTCTCGGGCACGCCATATGAGACCACTTAATTTGTAAGGAAGGAGAGAGAAAGTTAATGGGATTTGAAGTTAAAAAGGCGAAAAGAGAAAAGATTTGTGTTAAAGTTGCTTTAATGGCTCCATCTGGCGGAGGAAAAACTTATGGTGCGTTAAGATTAGCAACAGGTATGGCAAATGAAATTGAAAAAGAAACCGGTAAGAAAGCAAAAATTCTTATGGGGAATACTGAACAAAAAAGAGGATATTATTATGCTAATGAATTTGATTATGATATCGTTGATGTAGAGGCTCCTCATAATCCGGAAAAATATGTTGAACTTATTAATTTTGCAGTAGAGAAAGGTTATGATATTTTAATTATCGATTCAACATCTCACGAATGGGAAGGAAAAGGTGGATGTTTAGATTTACAAACACAAGCTGGAGGAACTTATCAAGCTTGGTCTAAAATTACACCAAGACATAATAAATTTATTGAAGCACTTGCAGAAAGTCCAATTCATATTATTGCAACAATGAGAGGTAAAGACCAATATGAGGCAACAAAAGATGAAAAAACAGGTAAAATGTCTGTTCAGAAGTTGGGAGTTGGAGCAAAACAAAGAGATGGCTTTGAATATGAATTTACTTGTACATTCTTAATTGACCAAAAAACAAATACCGCAGAGGTTCAAAAGGATAACACTCACATATTTGAGGGTCAAGGAGCCACATTACTAACTGAAAAACACGGGGAGCAAATTATTAAATGGGCAAATTCGGGAGAAGAACCAGAAAAGAAGCCAGTCCCTAGAAAAGCGGTTTCTAATAAAGAAGTAGTTGATGATAATTCTGATTTATCTAAAGTAAGAAAAGATATTATTGCTGTTGCTAAAGAACTTGGAGGAAGCAAAAATCCTGATGTTAAAAAATTATGTGAAGACGAAATTGGAACAATCAATCCAAATAATGTTGATGATTTAGATAAATTAAATAGTTTATTAACAAAACTACAAGATTTAAAAAATAAAGAAGGAGATAGGTAATTATGAGAGCGTTTTCAGATAGTAGATTTAAAATTTGGAATATCAATGATAAAAATAATTTTGCGTTAGTTGATATGTCTACTAGCCGTAAAATTAACGAGGATATCGCTTCTGATAAAGCAAAGGTGGAACATAATATTGCAAAAAATGGTTATGTTAGTGAATCTTATAAATATGTTAGATTTGTTGGCAAAGCATATAATCAACTAAAAAAACATATTGAAGTTGGAGATACCATTACTAATGTTCAAATGCAATTAGATAACGAAGGTTTCTGGAACGAAAAAACAAATGCGGTTGAGTATCCAAGAAATACTAAAATTACTGTTTTTGAATTTGAATTACCTGGTAGCAGTAATGAAGATGGTAAGCCAGCACAAACACCTCGTAACATCGATAGAGCGCCAAGAGTAGAAGATTCTGAACCAGAAGAATATAATGATGATAATGATTATTCTGATGACGAAAATCCATTTTAATATTGAGAATGTAGAGAGATAGGAGGGCTAAAGATGCTAATTCCACAAGAAAAAATAGATGAAGCTAAAAGAATCTATGATGGTCAGGCTATGGAAGAAATAGTCGAGTATCTAGGAGTAGCCCGTTGGGATGAAAAATCTAAAAAGGGTTTATGTCCTTTTCACAAAGATATAAACCCTTCATTTATATGGAATGATAAAAATAATAGCTTCCATTGTTTTGGGTGCAATCGCAACTATGGTATTATTGATTTATATCAAGACCAAGGTATGACATATATCGAAGCTGTAAGAAAGTTGTTTGAAAAAACGAATATTGAATATAATTTTAGTATGAAAGGTGTTCATTCAAAACCAACTTATAAATATCCGCTACACGAAGATAAAGAACCTGAAAATAATACAATATCATATTGGAATAAGCGAAAAATCAGTAAAAAAACATTAGATTATTTAGATATTAAAGAAGATGATAAAGGTAATACAGTATTTCATTATTATGATGATAATGATGTATTGTTATCAACTAAATATCGTCCTTCAAGAAAACCACAAAAAGGCGAACCTAAGTGTTGGTTTCAAAAAAATGCTGATTTTACACCAATTTTATTTAATATGAATAGAGTTGACCCGTCTAAACCTTTGGTTATTACTGAAGGAGAACCAGATTGTATGTCTATTATTGAGGCTGGTTATATGAATGTTGTTTCAGTTCCAAATGGTTGTAATAATATGAAGTGGATAGAACAATGCTGGGATTGGTTAGAACAATTTCAAAAAATAATTGTATGGGGAGATAATGATGAGCCAGGTATTAGAGCACGAAATGAGATTTGTAATCGTTTAGGCACTTGGAGAACATATTATGTAGAAGTTACCGAGCCAATTGATGATTTTGGAAATCCATTAGATGGTAAATTGCCAAAAGATGCCAATGAAGTTTTATATTTTTTTAACAAAGAAAAAGTTCTTGAGTATGTATATCATCCAATAGAACTTCCAGTTGAAGGCGTTCTTGATTTAGCAAAAGCTGAAGAATTTGACATTCAAAATGCTGAGGGATTATTGACCGGAATAACAGATTTGGATAATCAAATATATAAATTAGTATTTGGAACGGTTAATATAATAACCGGTAAGTCAGGCGAAGGTAAATCAGTTTTTGTTAATCAAGTGGCTATTTGTCAAGCATTAGACCAGGGATATGATGTTTTCGTATTTAGTGGCGAATTACCAGCTCCGGTTTTAAAAAACTGGGTTGAAACTAATATGATAAATAGAGAGCATATAACTCTTAAAGATGGAGGGCACGTTCGTTGTTTTGACCAGCAATCAAGATTAAAAATGGAGCAATGGTATTCCGGAAGAGTTATGATTTATGATGATAGTGTTGATACAACGGCATCTACATTATTGCATAAAATGGAAGAAATGGCTCGTAAATTTGGAACAAAAGTATTTTTGATTGATAATTTGATGATGGTTGATTTAGAATGTGATGAAGAAAGTCGTTTGCAAGCAGAAAAGAATTTTATTAAAGATTTAATTAATTTTGCAAAAAAATATAATGTGTTAGTTTTTTTAGTAGCACATCCTAGAAAAACTGGAGAAGTAAGAGTAACAAAAGAAGATATTTCGGGAAGTTCTAATATTGTTAATCTAGCCCATATGGTATTTAGTGTTCATAGATATTCAGATAGCGAAAGAGCAGGAGAATTAAATGAACGAGGTAATTACAAAAAAGGTAAAGAACCAATTAAATATGAAACGGTAGTTGAAGTTCTTAAAAATCGTATTACTGGTTTAGTTCCTAAAGTAGACCTTTATTTTGATTACCCTAGTTATAGATTTTATCGTACCCCAAGAGAGTTATGGTATAGATATAAATGGGATTGGGATAATAAAACTCCTGAAAGAACAGACGACCCTAATGAGCATCAAATACCGGGAAGTGAGAGCCCTTTAGATGACTAAATTTGATATTAATTATGTTAAGCAAGAACTTAAAAAATTTGAAAGATATACATTTTACGAAGAACCTCATATATATACTTATTTGGAAGATGATGGGAGTGAATCTCAAGTTGGTATATCGGTTACAACTTTAATTGGAGAATATGAGCAAGAGTTTGATGAAGATAGAATTGCAACATTTAAATCTATAAAAGATGGAATACCAAAAGAAGATTTAATTAATATGTGGCATTATGACAGAGATTTTGCTTGTAGTAAAGGAACTTATACTCACGCTTATAATGAATTTTTATGGCGTGGAGGTGAATTATATAATTATAATAAATCAGAAGTAATCAGGGAATTTGGCTATGATGTGATAGCACCAGTTTGGGATAAATTAAAAAATCTTTGCGAAAGTTTTTATAATAAATTCAAAGATAAACTTATTGTTATTGGACTCGAACAAATAGTTGGGAGTAGAGATTATGATATTGCAGGGGCAATTGATTTCCTTGCTTATTCTAAAAAACTTGATGCCATTATTATATTAGATTATAAAACCAATAAAGATATTCAATTTAAATCATATAATGATAAGAAAATGTTATATCCATTAAATAATATACCTGATTGTAATTATTATCATTATTGTTTACAATTAGCTGTCTATAAATTTATTTTAGAATATGAAACTAATCTAAAATTAAGCGATAAGAAATGGCTAATATGGATGAATGAAAAAAACGATGATTATATTCTATATGAATGCCAAAATTTAGATAAAGAAGCTCAAAAAATATTGGAAATAAGGAGAAAACAAATTAATGAAAAATAATAAAGAAAAATTTATTGCTCTTTGTAAACAGTGGATTAAAAGAGATGGTTTACAAGACTTATTAAACTGGTTAGAAGAAACAGATTTTTATGAAGCGCCTGCTAGTACCAGATTCCATTCTATGTTTGAAGGTGGATTGTGTTCCCATTCTATCAATGTTTTTAATAGAATGAAATATGAGTGTGAAAATGAAGGCTTTTTTGAATATAAAACTGCAGATGAGACACAAAAATTAATGGAAAGCATTGCAATAGTATCGTTATTTCACGATATTTGTAAGACAAATTTTTATAAATTATCTACGAGAAATGTCAAAGATGAATATGGAAACTGGACTAAAGTTCCTTATTATATTGTTGAAAATCAAGGAATTTTAGTTGGACACGGATATAAATCGGCAAGACTTGTTAATAAATATATAAATATTACCGATGAAGAATATATGGCCATTGTACATCATATGGGAGTTGAAAGTGATTGGAACATAGCAGAAGTTAGTGAATGTTTTAGAAAAAATAAACTATCTTTATTGTTGCATATTGCCGACACAAAAGCTGCATATATTGACGAAGGTATGGAATAAAAGGAGATTAATAAATTATGTTTGAAAATAATATAGTTCAAAAAAGATTATTAAAAAGAAAAGGATTAATGGACAACCTTGAAAAAGCTAAAGAAGAAAATAACTCTTGGAAAGTTAATCAATTAGAATCTAAATTATATGAATTTAACAGAAAATATTATCCAACGATTTTTTGGAATAGTTCTGAAAAGGGTACATATATTAAACCAAAGGAGGCTAATTAATTATGAATATAGATGAATTAAAGGGCTATGGCATAGCTGAACAAATAGCAAGAGTTGTAGAAGAAGGATTTAGTTATAATGAAGAGACTGGAGAGGTTTATTTTACAACAGAAGATTTAGATGCTTTAAATATAGCATTTGAGGAAAAAATAGATTCATTATCTGGTTTATATGAATTATATACTGATAGGGCAAAATCATTGAAAGAGAGAAGTAAAGATATTGATAAAAAAAGTAAAAGATTCGAAAATAAATCAGAAAGCATAAAAAAGTACATAGATGTATTAATGCATATTGCTGGTAAAACTAAATTAGAAGTTGGAGATAAATCATTAAAATATACAAAAAGTACCGCCAGTGAAATTTATGATGAAGATTCTTTAAGAAAATATATCGAAGAAGATAAAGAAAGAATAAAAAGTTTTTATAAAGAATTATCTAAACCTGATATTAGAAAAGATGAACTTAAAAAGGCTATAACTGCTACAAAAAAAGTAGATGAAGATGGAAATATTGCATATGATTTAGAAATACCGGGATTTAGACTAATAGAAAATGTTAATTTACAAATTAAATAGGAGGATATATGGATAGCGAAATTAAATTAAATTTATATTTAACTCCAGATGAAACCGATGATGTTGTTGCTGCTTTAAAAATATATGGACAAAGACTGATTAAACTTTCCGATAAAATATTAATGACTGGTCAACAACAATATGCTTCAATAAAGGGGATAAACATTCCTCAAACAGAAGAAAATTTGAAAGAAAGTAATCAAAATAATGACGTTGAAGTTTTAAATATTAATGAAGAAGAAAAAGGAGAAATTAAATAAATTATGTCTGAAAAACAAGATAAAATTATAATTTGTAGAAATTGTGGAAAAGAATTTGTATTTAGTGTTGGAGAACAAAGATTTTTTGAAGAAAAAGGCCTATCAGAACCAGTTAGATGTAAGGATTGCAAGGCTAAGCGCAAAGAACAATCTTCTATAAAAGAAGAAAACACAGAAAAGAAACAAAGAGAACATAAAGAAAACAAAAATGATTTTGAAGAAATGTTGCGTAAATTCCAAGAAAATACTATTCTTTTTGAAGAAGAAAGAGTGCGTAGAGAAAACAAAAAGAAAAGAAGATAATAAAAGCCAAGAACAACTTGACTTTTTTTCTATTTTATGATAGTATTTATTTATAAGATAGGAAAGGGTGAAGGGAATGAAATACTATAATTATCACTGTCATAATATGTATGGCAATCCTATTTCAATGGATGTTATTGTTAGTATGGAAGATTATTGTAAAAGAGCAATAGAATTAGGTCACGATGCTTTTTTTACTACTTGCCACGGTTTACAAGGGGATATTTTTCAAGCAACAACTTTAGCGCACCAATATGGTCTTAAAATGATTGTGGGTGCGGAATTATATTATGTTAAAGATAGGTTGGCGGTAGATGAAGAAGGCAAAAAAGATAGAAGCAATAAACACATTATTATTATTGCTTTAAATCACGATGGTATTAGAGATTTAAATCGAATTATTACAGAATCATTTGAAACTGGTATGTATTATAGACCACGTATCGATGAAGGATTACTGTTTTCTTTGAATCCCAACAATGTAATGATAACTACCGCCTGCGTAGCTGGTTTATGGAACGAAGAAGAATTAATTATAAAAATGAAAGATTATTTTAAAAATAATTTTTTCTTGGAAGTCCAAGACCATAATGAAGATATTCAGAAAGAAGTCAACCGCAAGGTTTTACAATTATCTCAAAAATATCATATTAGAATTATACACGCAAACGATAGTCATTATATTTATCCTGAAGATGCAAAGTATAGAGATTTATTTCTAAAAGCTAAAGGGATTATATATGAGCAAGAAGCAAATTTCATTCTTGACTATCCTGATTATGATACTATTGTAAAAAGATATGAAGCACAAGGTATTTTAAATAAAAATCAAATACAAGAAGCATTAGAAAGTACTATGATATTTGAAAATATAAATTGTGATGATTATATAAATGACGAAATTAAATTGCCTTCTGTAGCAGAAAATCCTAATGAAGAATTAAAAAAAGTTATTACGGCATCTTGGAATGAAGATAAAGAAAGAATACCAAAAGAAAAACGAAAAGAATATTTGGAAGCAATTAGATATGAATTCGATATTATTGAAAAGACAAATATGGCTAATTATTTTTTAATAGATTATAATATAGCAAAAATAGCAAAAGAAAAATACGGAGGAGTTTTAACTAATACCGGGAGAGGCTCTGCACCATCATTTTATATAACAAGATTATTGCATTTAACCAACATTGATAGACTAGAATCGCCTATTACGCTATTCCCAACACGATTTATGTCTATTGAAAGAATTTTAGGGGCTCGTTCATTGCCCGATATAGACCTTAATACAGCAGATGCCGAACCATTTATCCAAGCCAGCAAAGACCTTTTAGGAGAGAATAACTGTGGATGGATGATTAGTTGGAAGCCATTACAAGAATCATCCGGGTTTAGGCTATATTGTAAAGCATTAGATATAGATTATGATACGGTTAATGAAATAGCAAAAGATTTGGATAAATATAGAGATGACCCTAAGTGGGCTCCTATTATTGAAGAAAGCAAACGCTTTATTGGCGTTGTCGAGGGAGTATCTGAAAGTCCTTGTAGTATGCTTTTATATTCAAAAGATGTTCGCAGTGAAATAGGAATGATAAAAACACCAAATGGTAAAATATGTTGTATGCTAGATGGATATAATTGCGATAAATATAAATATCTTAAGAACGATTATTTAACCGTAACTGTATGGGCAATTATTAGAGATGTTTGTAAATTGGCAAATATTCAAATACCTAGTATTAATGAGTTAGATAAGTTGCTTGATGATAAGACTTTTGATGTTTATAAAAAAGGATTAACCTGTTCTATAAATCAAGCAGATTCTGATTATGCTACTAATTTAGTTATGAAATATAAGCCAAAATCATTAGCCGAAATGTCATCTTTTGTTGCAATTATTAGGCCAGGATGCGCTAGTTTATTAGATGATTTTATTGAAAGAAAATCTTATACAACTGGGGTTCCAGCTCTTGATAATATACTAGAAGATAGTGAACATAGGCTTATTTATCAGGAATCTATAATGAAATACTTAATTTGGTTAGGTATATCAGAACCACAATCTTATGATGTTATAAAGAAAATTGCAAAAAAGAAATTCAAAGAGCCGGAATTAAAGGCTTTAAAAGAACAATTATTAGAAGGATGGCAGAAACAGGTTGGAGAAGAAAAAGGTTTCGAAGAAACTTGGCAAGTTGTAGAAGATGCTGCTAAATATTCTTTTAATGCTTCTCACTCGCTATCTTATGCTTATGATAGTTTATATGGCGCATATTTAAAATCACATTACCCATTAGAATATTATACGGTAGCATTAAATTATTATAGCAATGATGCAACAAGAACAGGGAAATTAACAAGCGAGCTAAAATCATATGGAATAACTTTAGAGAAACCAAAATTTAGATATTCAATAGATGAATATTTTATGGATAAAGAAAATAATAAAATATACAAAGGGACTGGAGCTATTAAATTTCTCAACAAAGAATGTTCTTTATATTTATATAGTTTAAAAGATAAACGATATGATAGTTTTATAGATTTATTAGAGGAAGTTACAAATGCGAAAGATGAAAATAACAAAGCATATGTTAATACTAGACAATTAGATATTTTAATAAAATTACAATATTTTCAAGAATTTGGTAACAATAAAAAACTTTTTATTATTTATGATTATTTTAAAAATTTATATGGAAGAAAATTAATAGCAAAAGACAAATTACAAGATTTTAATATACCAGATTATGCATTAAAGTTAGAAGGTATATTAGAGACGGAAAAACAATATAAATTCGATAATATGTGTAACATACTAAAATTAATAGAAAAAAATATACCTAATGAGTCTTTTGATATATCCGAACAGGTATCTTTTGAAATGGATGCTTTGGGTTATATTAGTATGACTTATGATGTCAAAAAAAATATTTGTTTTGTTATTGATGTTGATACTAAATATACACCAAGGTTAACATTGTATTGTTTAAATAATGGGAAATCAGTTATATGTAAAGTTAACAAAAATACATTTAAAAATAATCCCATAAATAAAAATGACATTATTAAAGCTATTAAGTTTGAAGAAAAATATAAACAAACATTAGTTGATGGTAACTGGAAAAGAAGCGATACAAAAGAATGGTGGCTTGTTGCTTATAACAAAACAACAATAGAGGGGGAGATAAATAATGAAAATTGATTTAGGTGAATTTAAGAAAAATATTATAGAATATTTAAAAAAGCAAGAAAGTAAGGAGAAAAAGAAAAATGGAGGTAAAAGTTCTAAAGATAATAAATCAAAATAATAATTGGAGAGATATTTTATCTGCTGAGCCATATAATTTGACTATCAAAGAAAAGAATAATTTTGTATTATTAAAATATGACCAATTAAATAGTGATATGTCTAATGAAATTGTCCAAGAATGTAGAGGAATTATTTTAAGAAATATTAATAACAAATATGAAATCGCATCAATGAGATTTACCAAATTTTTCAATTATGGGCAGGAACAAGCAGCAAAATTAGAATTTCCCTGTGAGGCTTCGCAAAAAATAGATGGGAGTTTGATAGGTGTTTGGTATGATGAAATGACCGGGTGGCACGTGTCTACTTCTGGAAATATTGATGCTGAAGATGCGCCAATAAATATAAGTAATATTAATAATTATAGAGAATTATTTAATATTGCCTGGGGAGATTTAGACTTAAACATATTAGATAAAAAAAATACTTATATGTTTGAGCTTGTAAGCCCATATACAAGAATTATAGTACCATATAATGAAACTAAATTATATTTGTTGGCCATTAGGAATAATGAGACATTAAAAGAAATTTCAAGAAGCGAATTACCAATTATTGCGAAACAGTTATTTGGTGATAAAATCGAAGTACCAAAATCATTTCTTTGTAATAATATAGAAGAAGTACAAAATGCCGTAAATAAGTTAACGGAAGACAACGAACATTATGAAGGATTTGTTTTATGTGACAAATATTTTAATAGGGTTAAAATGAAATCATCAACTTATATGGATTTATTTTTTATTAAAGGAGAGGGAATATTTAGTGACAAAAAAATATTACAATTAATCTTAGACGAGCAAGATGATGATATACTAGGACATTTCCCAGAATATACAGATGATTTTAATAGAATTAGACACGGCTTATGTTTATTTATAGCACATCTTAAAAAAGATTTGCACGATATAAGTAAATATCAAAACTTAGATAGAAAAGGTTATGCTCAAAAAGTTCAAGAATATAAATATAAAGATATTTTATTTAAAGCATATGGATGTAATCTTTGGAACAAAGATGAAGATTACTATTATAATTTTCTAAAAACATATATAGAAACAATTCCAATATCTAAATTGGTTGATTGGGTGGTGGAAGAAACAAATGAGTAAATTATATTTTAGATATGGGGCAATGAATAGTGGAAAATCAACAGCTATTTTACAAGTAGCACATAATTATGAAGAAAAAGGAATGAAAATCTTACTAATAAAACCATCTATAGACACTAAAGGAGACAAAAATATTGTCAGTAGATTAGGCGTAAAAAAAGAAGTTGATATACTTCTTTCGCCCAATGATACTATTTTAAATAGTATGTCGGAACAATTATCGAACGTTTTTAAACCATCGGCCATTATTGTTGATGAAGCACAATTTCTAATGCCATTACAGGTAGATGAATTATATGAAATAACAAAAATATATGATATTCCTGTGCTATGTTATGGCTTAAGGTGCGATTTTCAAATGAGAGGGTTCCCTGGAGCAGCTAGGTTATTGGAAATTTCTGATGATATTGAAGAATTAAAAACTATATGCAAATGCGGTAAAAAAGCAACTCAAAATATTAGGTTAATTAATGGAAATCCGGTTTTTGATGGTAAACAAATTGAAATAGATAATCAAGACAATATTCAATATGAAAGTGTTTGTGGTGGTTGTTATTTAAAATTAAAAAGAAAATAAGGAGAAAATATGGATAAATATATTTATAATAGAGTTGAAAAACATTATCATTATTTAGAATCATTAGGTTATAATGTTGTGGCTGTATTTGCTCAAGGTTCAATGAATTATGGTTTATATGTAAATGATGACGAATATAAAAGCGATGTAGATACAAAAGCTATTGTATTACCAACATTAGATGATTTAGTTAATGGGAATAAGATGGTATCCACGAAATATGATTTTGAAGGAGAACAAATTGATGTTAAAGATATTAGGGTTATGATGGATATGTGGTGTAAATCTAACCCTGCATATTTAGAAATATTATTCACCCAATATTGTATGTTTAATAATAAATATGAAACATATATAAGACAAATTTTAGAGATGGGTGATGACATTGTTAAAATGAATTTCCCTCAATTAGCGAAGTGTATAAGTGGTATGAGTAAAGAAAAGGTTGCTGCTATGGAACATCCTTATCCTAGTTTAATTGATAAAATCGAAAAATATGGATATGATAGTAAACAATTACATCACATTATAAGATTAAATAGATTAATTATTGAAGTTTTTCTTAATGGTATACCTTTTGGAGAAGCATTAGACATATCAGAGCAAGAAAGATTTAAAAATTTCTTAATAAACGTTAAGAAAAGCAAATATAGTTTGGAAATGGCTCGTAGAATGGCTATTGAGTATGATGAAGATACAAAGCAAATTAAAGAACAAGTTATAGAACAGTATAAAGATTTTAAATTTGATTCAAACACTTATAACAAATTAAAAAATATTATACATAAAATGGTTAGATATAATATTGTAGAACAAATTAAGGAGGAAATATAATTATGAAAAAGAAGATATTCGCCGTGTCAGATATTCACGGTAATTTTCCTGCTCTAATTGAAGCATTAAAAGATGCTGGATTTGATGAAAATAATGATTCTCACCTATTAGTTGTTTTAGGAGACCATTTTGATAGAGGAGAATATTCTGTATCAGTTTATGAATATTTAAAAAAATTAACCGATAAAGGTAAGGCAATCACTATTATGGGTAATCACGACTTAATGTTTATAGATTATTTAGAAGGAACCGTTTTAGACCCTTTTAATTATTTCAGAAATGGCGAAAGGGAAACCTTTGCTGATTTTTGGCATCGAACAGCACCATTTGAAAGTTGGTGTCTAATTGATGAAAATATTCCAGAGACAGAAATGACTGTTGGCGATTTTGCACGCTGGTTAAATATAGTTAAAAAAGACATTAATGAAGAATATCCAGAATTATTAAATTGGTTAAAAAATCAACCTTATTATTTAGAAACTAAAAAATATATATTCACTCACGGTGCAATAGATACATTAGCAGAAGATTGGCACAATCCGCATTGTTTTAGATATGGATATAATGATTGGGAAGCTCTTACTTGGGATGATGGTAAGTTCTTTGGTAGAAATATAAACAATACAGACAAAACTGTTGTTATAGGACACTTTGGAACAGACCATTTACGTAATATGTATGGATTAAAAAAAGATGATAAGGAAGATTTTTCAATATTAGAAAGAGAAGATAAAAGAGTAATAGCATTGGACTCTACATCTATTCTATCTAATAAAATAAATGTCTTGGTAATAGAAGACGAATTATTATAAAAATATTAAGAAAGGGGAATTTATATGAAAAAAGTTATTAAAAGAGACGGAAGAACGGAATTATTTGACAAAGAAAAGATAGTTAGGGCTGTCGAGCTATCGTTTCAAGATATAGAAAATGAAATATCTGAAAAAGCCCATTTAAAAGCAAGAGAAATAGCTAATTTTATTGCAAATATAGAAGATGATTTGACGGTAGAACAAATACAAGATATTGTTGAAGAAAAATTAATGGCAAGCAATTATAAAAATATTGCAAGAAATTTTATTACTTATAGATATGAAAGAACTAAAGTGAGAGAAAGAAACTCTCAATTTATGAAAGATATTTCGGAAAAACTTGCAGCTTCCAATGTTCAAAATCAAAACGCTAATGTTGACGAATATTCATTTGGTGGAAGAATGGGAGAGGCTAAAAATTCCCTTATGAAAAAATTTGCTCTTGATTATATTTTATCTAATATGGCAAGAGAAAATCATCTAAATAATGAGATATATATTCACGATTTAGATGCTTATGCAGTTGGTATGCACAATTGTTTAACAATTCCTTTTGATAAATTATTAGAGAATGGATTTAATACTAGACAAACAGATGTTAGACCAGCTCGTTCAATTAATACAGCTTTTCAATTAGTAGCCGTATTATTTCAATTACAAAGTTTACAACAATTTGGTGGAGTAAGTGCTAGTCATTTAGATTGGACTATGGTTCCTTATGTTAGAATATCATTTAGAAAACATTTTAATGAAGGAATGGAATTTATTGAAGAAAGCGATTTAAGATGCGAAGCCGACTTATCCATTGAAGATGATTTTTATAAACAATTTCCTAGAGTTTATAAATATGCAATGGCTAAGACAGAAAAAGAATTAATGCAAGCCGTTCAAGGTATGTATCATAACCTTAATTATTAGGGCGACTTAATAGTAATATTAAGAACTTAGTTATCTAAACGGGGAAACTCTCATTGAGACAATCCCGTGCTAAATTTGTATCATTAAAAAAAAGAAGAAAAGAAGTGGATAATATGTACTATGTTTATTTGCATAATAACAAAATAAATAATAAAAAATATATTGGTATAACTAAACAAAACCCAAAAAATAGATGGGGTTTAAATGGTTATAATTATAATAGCAGTCCATATTTTTATTCTGCTATACAGAAATATGGTTGGAATAATTTTGAACATATTATCTTATATAATAATTTAACAAAAGAGGAAGCGTGTAAAAAAGAAATAGAGCTAATAAATAAATATAAAACACAAAATAAAAAATATGGATATAATATAATGGAGGGTGGAAATGCGCCTAGCTTACCAAAGGAAGTAAGAGATAAACTATCAAAAGCTTTAAAAGGCAATCAAAATGGTAAAGGTCACCCTTGTAATATAAATAAAAGAATAAAAATAAGCGAAGCACAAAAGGGTAGAAAATTAACAGAAGAGCATAAAAGAAAATTGTCATTAGCTGCAAGTAAAAGACACGTAGTATGTTCTGATGAAAAGAAAAAACTTTTATCTCAAAATTATCCATATAAAAAGAAAATATATTGTGTTGAAACAAACACTATATATGATTCGGTGCAAGAATGTGCTAGACAACTTAATTTACACGCAACGAATGTTACAAAAGTATGTAAAGGTATTCATCATACAACTGGTGGCTATCATTTACAATATTATAATGATACAATAAATGCCTAACGACTATCCACATAAAACGTGGAGTAGACTCAAGCGAGTCGAAATGGTAACCTCCTCATCAGAGGATGAAGATATAGTCTAATCTTTATGGTGACATAAAGAAGTTCATAAGAGAACTGCATAAGATTAGCGACCTTATGTGAATATTAATGTAATACATTACAATCAAGAAGTGGTAATCAATTACCATTTACGTCAATTAACTATGGAACTTGTACTTTGCCAGAAGGTAGAATGGTTATTAAAGCATTATTAGAGGGTTCTATTGAAGGAGTTGGTAAAGTAAGAAAGACTCCTATATTCCCTTGTGGCATATTCCAATGTATGAATGGAGTTAATAGAAAACCAGGAGACCCAAATTATGATTTATTTAAATTAGCATTAAAGTCAACTTCAAAAAGATTATATCCTAATTATGTAAATGTAGATTGGTCTGTTAATGCAGGATATGATAAAAATGACCCTAAAACATTTGTTTCAACGATGGGTAAGCGTAAACTACAGCTCATCTAAAACCTTTTGAACCGTGCTTAACGGGTGTGGCAAAAGCTGCTAACGGTTAGG